GATACGCGGATCATCCCACGCAATGATCTCGGGCTCGCTTGCGCCTTCGGTCGTCTCAGTAGCCGCCGTAGCGTCCTGCCGTACTTCCTCGGCGCTATTAGTAACCGTGGCGACCTCGTCCGTATCTTCAGGCTTGGGAGTATCCTCACCGCGACCGGCGAGAATGTCCTCGATCTGCCCGAAGGTGTCCTGGTCTTCCATGCGTGCTCTCCTTAGTCCTTGTGCTTCTTCTTGACTTCCCTGATGGCCTGTCGCATACGAGCCCTACCAGACTCCTTACGCTTGGCCGTCAAGGCTGGCCCCAGTGCGGGGTCATTCTTCCCATGCTTGATGTCGTAAAGCATATCTTGACGAAATGCCTTCTGCTCAGGATCGGGAGTATAGGGCTCCAGGCCCTTCTGCTTCATAAGTTCCCGGCGTTGACCGCGAGAATGGATGTAGCAACCTAACGTCTCATCGTAGCCACGCTGATCGCAGCCGTGGGCCACGGTATCGCCTGCAATCGAAGGCAAGTCCGCCTTCCAATGACGATCCATGTCCATTCCGCACTCGCACTTGAGTACGTGAGGCTCATTAATCTCTTGAATCTCCTCGCGCAACTCGCTGCAAAATGGGCAGATGTACGTATAGACCATCGGCATCAGAACGCTCCTCCTTGCTGGGAGATCGCCGTTGCCTCATCCTGCGGCGCGTCCGTAGCTGGCTTGGCTGGTTGTTTGGGGGCCATGAGCATCGCCAACTGCATCTGCGCTCCACGCGCTATGGCGTCCGTCATGGGCTTATTGCTCACGCCGTAGATCTTGCACAGTTCCTCGAATCCGCGCTCGTCTGCGGCCATCCAGGGGGCCTGTGAGACGGTCACAAGTAGGTTGGCCAACTGGGCGCCTTCAGCCATGCGGTCAGTCGGAGCCAGGTCCTCAACGTCGATCTCCACCTCGTAGTCGCCCAGGATCATCTCCCGGCTGACCTCGATGGACATGATCGAGCCATCTTCACCGTTGATCGTCACGTACTGGGGCTTGGTCATGTTGGCCTGGATCGAGTCTATGAGCTTCTTGAAGATCTGTTTCCAGGCATCGCCCAGCACACTACGCTGGAAATCGGTGCGCTCCCGACTACGCGAGTCCATGATCCGCGACTGGGTAGCGGTATCAGACGCTGCTTGCCCGCGCTCCTCGGCGCTCTGGGCGGCGACTTCATCGAAGTCCTTGCTGTACTGCATTTTATGGGCGAACAGTTCAGCCGCCCGGTTGGGCATCTGGACGACGTAGACACTCTCGGGCAGGGTCAACGCACCCTTGTAGACGATGACCTCGTCAGCCGTGGACTTCAACTTGGATAGACCAGTCGAGTCCCAACCGTCTTCCTTGACGATCATCTTGCTCTTGGCCTTGCCCATCTCGGCAAGTTCAAGGCTGTTGGCCTTGTTGTACGACTTGTTGATGGGCACCAGATCAGATGCGGGAGGGTGTGGATACCACTCGCCCAGCCTCTCGATAGGCCGGTAGACCACGTAGGGACCGGTTACGGGGTCAACGCCCTTAGGGCAGGGATCTTCCTTGAGGAACTGGTCGTGACCGTCTGCGATAACCAGGATTTCCTGGTCGTCGAAGTCCCAGATCTCGACGAGGTCCACCAGACCCTCGCGCTCGCGGTCGTCCCCGCTACCCAACTTAGTGTCCAGGGAACCCCAGACTTGCGTCTTCTTTTTCTCGTTCTCATCGAACTGGTGCTTGGCCGTGGCCTGCAAGTCTTTGGTATTCTTGAAGGTCGGGTCATTCTGGATATCTTTCAATGGGCGCGTGTACTGGTAGGCCACCCATCGATGTTGGCGGAAATCGTTCTGCCCATCAGGATCAAAGACCATCTTCTTGTGGTCTACCCAGTCGATGAACCATTCCTCGGAGATCGGCCGTGTTCCACGTGGAACAAGGAACCCATCCTTGTCAAACATTGGAATGACCGCACCATCCTCGCCGTCCGTAAACTCATACTTATCAAGCAGGTATTTCGGATCGAACAGCATCATGTTGTCGGCGTGAATCGGCTCGGCCTTGTCCTTGTCCTGCTCAAACTGAGGCCAGTAGCCGATCTTCATGCAACCCATTGCCAGGAGTGCCGACTTGACGAACAAGCGACTAGAGGCCCCCAACTGGAACGAGGGTTGGCTGACGATATTGTTGACCGTGGACTCCATGACCCGGTACTTGGGCACCATCCGCATCGTCGGCCGACCTGTCATGGGATCGACCTGCGGTTGCCCGGTCATGGGATCAACGACCGGCATGGGCACGCCATCCCAACCGTCCTGCTTCTTGGGCCGCAGCTTGACGCGGGGATTGCGATAGGCCAAGGTCGCCATACGCGACTCTAGCCAGGAACCCACCTTGTTGACCGCCGCCTGATCACCGTCGCCGTACATCTCGAACTCGGACATCTGATCTTGAGCAAGAACGGCATAGTCCTCGTTACGACGCCATTCGTCGATGACCTCGTTACGGGCCTTGATGCCATCGTCAATGCGCTTGACCCAGTCTCGTAACTTCTTGTCCGCCTTGGGGCCGGGACTACGCATCGGGGTCTTGTCAGCCATTGTCCGCTTCCTTCACGAGATAACGACTCGCCTTCAGGGCGACTCCACAAGAAGCGCAGATCGCCTTCAACACGAATGGCCCCAGGGAGTGGGCCTTGGCTCCGCATTGCCCGCACTCGTAGTCTGTGCGCCAGTTGCCACAAGCCAACGGCACCTCATCAATGATGAGTCCACAGACCGGGTCCATCGACTGATGCATGGGAATTGTGATGACCTCGGGCAACTCCCCGTCTACAGACTTCCTACGAGGCCCATAAGGACCACGCACCTTGCGCTGTACGGGTTCCTCAAATCCTGACATAGCGTTTATCCTTACCACTGTTACGGGCTTGTTCATCTAGCAACTTGGTCGCCCAGTCGTTAGTAAACATCGTTTGTCTTGTTTCAAGCTTGCGAGGGGACGGGCGGCTATCGCTCACGTAGGCCGCCGCGTCGAAGCCGTCGTTATTCTTGTCCACGATCTCGTCCGGTTCGGCCCTATTCGAGCGCACCCGCTCACTGGAATGTTCCTTCCACTTCAATAACTGCAACTCGCGCCACAGTTTAGGGCATCCAGCGGTGATGAACTCCTCGGGATTATTGCGGTCGCGCCAGGCGTATTCCAGTCGATGATAGAGGCCGATGTCCGCACCCTTGCGCCCCGGCGACATGACGACGCCTTCTTCGGCAAACAACTCAGCAATTGACTTCTTGCCGCCGACTGAATGCTGAGTCTTTTGGTTGACGACATTCGGGTCACACTTGATGTACTTGATGTGGTTGAAATAGGGGCACGCCTTGATCTTGGCCGCCATCCCCGCTACGCTCTTGCACTTCTCATGCAGTTCCCACAACCAGTACCGCTTGCCATCAGGCGCGATCCCCAAGACCTCGAACGCTGACGGGTGGTTAATCCCATAGTCGAAACCCGCATACAGGGCGAGTTCCATTTCCTTGATCTTCTTCCAGGGCATCGCCGGAATCAGCATCGGGCTGGTCGCGTTCAGGTACGGAAACAGTAGGACGCCACCAGAGGCCGTGTAGTCGATCTCATACTCACGCCGCCAACCGGGACTAGTCACGCCACCATAACGCCTAGAGGCCCGCTCAACCCATTCTCGGCCCTCTGGCGTGGCCGGGTCTTTCGTCGGGTCTGCGAAGTAGTGGACTTGCAAGACATCAAAACCAGACGGCGTCTCTCTTGAGGCCATGCCATTAGGCAGTTTCCCATCAGGCATCATCTCATACAGGTCGTCAAGTCTAGGGATTCCTGTATCATCGAAGGTCGATAGACTGTCATTGTGTGATTCCAAGCACATCGTATTGAAGTGTGAACCCTCCATCACGGACGATACCGCGATGAACTTGGTGGAATCTGTATGCGAGTCGAGAGTGGCCAGGAGGGCGATAACGGCTTCCTTGAACTCGTCCTGAATCGCGGCCTCATCGGCTAGATAGAGCGAAACCGTCTTGGAACGGGCCTGGGATGCACCCTGCGGTGTTGCCACGATGCGACTGCCATACCACGGCGGGGCGATATCCCCTGTCTTGTGACTCGCGGACCTCTGCGAAGGGGAGAAAATAAGCTCACCCACGCGATTGCCCTTGCCACTGACAATGTGGGGATCGCGCAACCATTCGGGTAAGTTCTGCTCAATGAAGTCGATACGGCCAGCGGTGGGATTCTGGTCGCCTTTCGATACGATCTCCTCAGCATCATCCGCCTTTTTCGATTGCACGATAATCAACTGGTAGGGTGCCGTTCTCGCCCACCAATCCGCGAAAATGGCGAGCATCCACGAGACTTTGATCTGCCTAGACTTAGGGATCAACAGTTGGCGGCAGTTCAACATATGCAGGAAGGTGGCCTGCACATACGGCTCCCAGTAGGGGAACTGCTTGACCGGGTTGTCAGGGTCATGCGAGTCGAAGGTCTTGCAGTACTTGACGAACTCCCAGAACCCAGAGTCCGTATAGAACTTCTCGGGCGTACCCCGGAAGCACACCTTGGCCCACAACGCGCGTAGGCGATCTTTTTCCTCTTTGTCTAACGCCTTCTGCGCCATTTATCCTACCTAATGTCGTTCAGGACGGCGGCCAACTTGCCAATTTTTTGGGCCGATGCAGTTCGACTGATCCCCATATCAATCATCCGAGTTAAAGACTCGATCTCACTAAGATCTAGTTCATTGTCTGCGGCATACTGTGGCGCAGTAATACCAAGCAGATGCAACGCGGAACCAGCATTGGACAGAATCTCCCCGACCTCTGCGATGGCCTCGAATACGTGCAGATTGCGATTGATGAACTCCGCGCCCTCGCGTTCGATGCCCTCCTGAATCTCGTCGATCTTGACACTCAAGCCTGGCACCAACTTCTCAAGCAAAGGGAGAAGCGGAATGATCTGCTTGATGAAGTCAACGATCTTTCCCAGGTTGAACTTACTCACGGATTCTCCTTTTCGGTATCTACTGCCTGTTGATCTGTCGTACCGGCCCTGGCTCTGGCCACCTTCTCTGGCATGGCGAATCCGCAGTATCCGGCCACGACCCCGATCACGCCCAACACAACATCCAAGAGATTCTGCGTATAGCCACGGTATATACAGGC